TATAGCCTTACCGGCTTTAGATGAAGCTCTTTTGTTAGGGCTTTCTTCTGGCCAGTTCGCCTGCCCCGATGGATTTAAGACCATCATTGGGGGAGCAATCCCGAGATTTCTCTCAGGTATGTTCTGCGAAGTTTTCGATCCCGTCTCAGGCCAACTTAAAGATAACGTTGATTTCTCGGTACTTAAATGTATCCGAAATCTTCTTCGTCTCTTTAAGAAAACTCAAATGTCAAGCGATGATGAAATTATTCTTCACCGCAAGGCAGTTTCTGAGTTTTTCCAATGTGATGAAATAGCGAAAGGGTTTATTTTACCTGATCGCGAAGATCATCTTATTGGTCTTGTCTCTAAACTAGTTCTTAATGATCTTAGTTCTAGATCATTAGAAATTGCTAGCTATAGACATGGGCCTGGTGCTGTAATGGAAGGTTTGAGTTCTAACCAGAAGTGGTTAGAGCTATCAAACTCAGTAAAGAATGCTGAATTTGATACAGAATCCTATGGCTATGATATTTATGGAGTTTCTCTTTCAGATTTATCCGAAAGAACCATATTATCTAAGTCTAAGAATCTGTTTGTCTCCCATTACGGAGCTTCTAGACGCATTGCTGGACTTATTACGGTCGCGAAAAATTCTACTTCGCGCCGTACTATTACTGTTGAGCCAGTGGTGAATCAATTTATTCAACAAGGGCTCAATACTCTACTTCGCGACAGTATTAGTCGCTGTAGAATTCTCAGTAACTGTCTAGCATTATCCGACCAGTCTAAAAATCAAATTTTAGCACTGGAAGGTTCCCTTCACGACAACTGGGCAACTATCGATTTGAAGTCTGCGTCAGATCTACTAAATTTAAAATTAGTAGAATCTGTATTCAGACATCATGGTCAATTTCTTGACCATATGATAGATTGTCGTTCTACTCAGGTTAGTAGCGATTGTATGGCTACTTTGAGCCTGGGTAAATTTGCCGGTATGGGAAACGCCTTGACTTTTCCAGTCCAGAGCATCTGCTTTGCTGTAGTATGCATTGCAGCTATCCTGGATAAAGAGGGTTCTACCCCTTCTTTCTGGAAAGTTAGGCGTGCGTCTAGGCATATTCGAATTTTCGGTGATGATATCATCGTTAGTTCGAAATATGCACATCAGTGTGTGAACTGG